CCACCACCGCCGCCGCCACCGCCGCCACCGCCGCCACCGCCGCTAGTGGTAGTTGTTGTAGTCGTGTCCACAACTTCCCCCATGTCTAGCGGAGTTGTGGATATTGGATTAAACACACCAGAAAAGGGATCAATAAATAGCGAGTCTATAAATGCCTTTTGTGCTGGTCTGCGCTGCCCCAGTTCAAACTGGGCTTGCTCAAACATAGGCGCAGATGAGTAACCTCGCACACCACCTGCAAAAGTTTGTGGTGCAGGAACGCCCATATCCATAGTTGTTGGTGTGCCAAATGCTCCAGCTAACTGCTGAGTGCCAGCAAATGCTGCTTCCTGCGCTGGGGTCATGGCAGCAACTTCTGGACCGTAATAAGGCACATACCCTATCTTGCTGATTAGGTCTGCCCTCTCAAGATTGCGTCTTGCCGCATCTTCAATGTACTGTGGCACTTCAACGCTTGAGGTTGTTGATCCGCCTTTACCGCCTGACATTATCCAATCTCCTTAATAAATGACGCATGCATTGGTTTCCAACCGTGTGCTTTTAAAGGTTTTTTCCATCCAAAACGTCCTGTTATCGTTACAGCTTCGCATCCTTGTGCTTTAGACCATGCTATCACATCTTTGTGCATATCCAAAAGCTGATCTAGCTCACCACCACCTAAAAACACATTTAACATCTTTTTTCTAGGATATACCACAATTTCTGTCACTATGCACCCCTTTGGCGCAGGCCACAACTGCATCTTGCCAGAAGTAATGCCCTCAATCACATCAGAAAGACTGTGCGTGCCACCCGAATACTCAAGCGCAGCCTCTATCCAAGACTGGCATCTGTCTATCTCGCTTATGTGTGACATATCATTCATTTAACTAAAACGTACTCAAGGCAACACGTTTCCAAATAGCTGCAGCGCCATCATAAGAACCTGTGCAAATATATATATAATTTGTATCCCAAGCGATCATATTAGCAACATCCCCAGCAGCGCCAACACTTGAAGCTGGTGCTGGCTGCTGTGTTGCAACTTGCCGAAATGCATTTGCAGAAGAAACAACAACATATTTCTTTGTTCTATCCCAAAGCAAAACACCATCCTCTGCTGCAGCAGAATCTGTTTCTTTTGCATCTAGCTGATTAAGAGCACTCGCAAGATAGCGTCTAAGATTCTCACCCCACTGAGATACATTTTGTGTAAGTGGTGGGATAACCCTCATCTTTTTCCACCAGCCTTTGCCTCAAGCCGCATAATACCAACACGCCAATCTGCACTTCTTGCACCTTCAACGCGCATCCTAACCTGTCTGCCAGTAAAACGAACGTCTGTTGGATTAGACATAGTAAAAGGTCCATGCTCTGTTTCGCTTGCATTAGGATAAAATCTTGTTTTAAACTTTGCCGTTACGTCACCCTGCGTTTTCTCATCAGGAATAAGACTAGTGACACGCATTAATCTATCACCTGCACCAATCGCAATTGGACCTGTTTCTGCAAATGGTGTGCCGCCACTATAGGTATTGCCAATCTCATGCTCAAAAACATCGCCATCAGCGTCAACCCAAAGTGGGTCTCTAAATACGCCACTATCTACCCCAGACGTTCTATCTAACTGACCTATAGTCCAAATGTTTTCTACATAATCATACACGACATAACGATCACATTCTGTTGAGCCGCTACTAGGATAAAACCACCATATCTCATTCCACTGTGAATTTGGTATTGCGGCTATCTTACTGCGTTGATCATTATTCATGTCGCTAAATACATAATCGCCAACTTCACATGGTATTTCTGTTACAGCGCCACCTGAGTAAATAAAGAAACTTCTGCGCCCCATCCAGATAACACCAGCGTCAATAGATGCTGCTGCTTTTGGTGCAGTTAATCCGCAAGAAGTACCAACACGCTCAAAACCATATACAAAGGGTGGGCCTTGATATGTTGCTGTATGTGCATCTTGATCTGTCAAAATAAGCGCTTGGCCTCTGGTTCTAAGCCCAGCCAAGATTGTGCCGTTTGTTTGTAGCTCAATATCACCAGCCTGATTAGTAGCTGCTGCTGCCCATACTGTATTGTTTTCTCTATCAGAAAACTGCACTTTTCTTGGATTACCTCCTGCACCTAGCGCAAACACAAATCTTTCTTCAGTTACCATCATAGCAGTATTGCTGGTTGGTGCATTAGCTAGCGCTGCAGCATCTGCACCTGATCCTAGCTGCCATTCTAAAATCTTACCGTCATCTGTAGAACAAGCTAGTAAATACTCACCCCAGTTATCCAATGACCAAGTTGTAGCTGAAAGTATTACACCAGTATCAGAACGTGGCGTGCCGTAATACTCATTGCCATACGTGCCACCACCAAAACCTGCATTAGTTGAAGCTGTAACTCTACCAGATGTAAAGCCAACAGTAGGCGTTATGTCATATATAGTATTGCCAGAAGTCATAACCTTTAGCGCATCATGCATACCTGCAGCAACATACCGATTACCTGAGTTATCTTCCCAAGCAAGCATTCCTCTTACTGCGCCAGTAAAATCTACTGTGCCACGCTGTTGCCAACCACCAATAGGACGTAAGGCATCTTCATGCCATCTGACTAGGTTTGCGTCACGCCACCTGCCTTGAGCCATATACTCAGTGCCGTTGCGATACACTCCTTTTGGTATCTGTAGGGGTATTAAAGGCATCTACCATGTCTCCCCCATTAAGGTTTCGTAGGCCAGTCAGCATCTTCTAAATTAGGCCAGTTTTCATGCGTTGTAATATCTCGCAACGCTTGGCGATACGTGGTCATGTCGCTCGACATTGTAACGTCTGATAATGCGTAGAAATCTGTCTCTGCAAGCTTTGCATCTCTTGTGGCTCTATGCCCTGCCGCTGTAGTCGCATCTAGCGTTGCCTGATACGCTGCCTCATGTTCTGCTTTAGTGGTCTTCTTGCCATCTTCATCAGTTGTATCAGCAAACATATCTTTGGCTACATACTTCTCAACCCAGTTGCCTTTACTGTCTTGCTCAACACCATCACGTACACTTGTTTGATATGCACTAGTTGTAGCGGCAGGGCTTGCTAACACTGGGTCAATGTTCATAGCGTCACAGACATTTGCGCCCCATACTCTAGGCAATGACATTTGCGGAAATGCCGCTCTCCATTCGCCTTGGCTTTTAACTTCACCTGTTTTTCTTTCTCTGTATTCTGACATCAGTTGATACTCCTTTTTGTCAGTTGATTATGCGATTGCGTATGACCATCCATCTTTATTATGCCGACAACGCCATTGAATTGTAGTCGATGGAATGTCTAAATCCTTTGCGGCCTCTGTTGTTGATCCGTATTCACCAAATGGCGATATGACTTGCTTGGCTCTGTAATTGTTAGAACCACCAACTGCCGCAGAGATTTTTGCTTTAGCCTCTGGGCTGCGCATGGGGTTGTTGTCTCCTTGCAGATCAATACGTTCTTTGCCTATCCTAGCCTCTGCAATCTTGGCTTTTGTTTCATCCGACAATACTTTGCCAATATTACCGTCATGCAAATTGCTGCTATTGGTTGCAATGAACACATTACCCGCTTCGTAATGACCTTGATCATTGTGACGGCACATGCAGTATTTCTCTGCACCCACTCCACGCTGATCCCACAAGCCAGACTGCACCCAAACATCTTTCCACTCATCAAACTTCATACGCATTTCTATGCCACGCTGCTTGGCGTTAGACTTATGCTGAATGTAGGCTTTTTTGTATTTACAACTTGTCATGCTCAACTCACCGCATAGAAAATGTAATCACCGTTATACCAAGCAGCAGACCTAAGAGAAAAACCGCTTGCATGAGGGTCTATCATATTCAGTGAACTTTCTGCGGCAGTGCTATTTAATTTAAGGGCTGCGTCACCCGAGCCAGAAACATATCCTCTTACTGTATCAAATACATACCAATCATCTGTGCCGCTACTACGTTTAATTAAAACAAACCTAGCACCACTACTAAACCCACAATCCACAGTTATATCGCTTCCTGAGATTGTAAAATTCCCCACCTTGCTTACACCTGCTACGGTAGCAAAAAGGTAGGCTATGTAGGTTTTTGTATTTCCATTTGTTTTTCCAGCTGTTCCTACAGTAAACACTGACGATGTTGGTGCAGTGTCATTCCAAAAGTTTGCTGAGTTTACTCTTGATGCGGTATCATTTAAATATATACCATAGTCTTCAGGAGCACTACTATCTATGTTGTTATGATAGACAGCCCAATCCTGACTGTCACTACGGCACTTAATCCACATCATCTCAGGTGCTACACCAAGATTATGGCTTAGAGTTCTTGCGCTTCCTGTGCCTGTGTATGCAACCACATCGAAATACGAGGGTGCACGCTTCCAATTCCAATTTATATAGTCGGTGTTTAATCCTGTCCATGTATGCCAACCATTTTGGAAATCCCAATTAAAATAAGAGTTAGTAGCCTCTGCACCATTGGTGTGAGTTTTTAACTGGTTTGTGCCTTGAAGTCTTGTGCCAACTACAGAACCACCGCCTGTTTTATTAAAGGCAATTCCAAAATCAGTTATATGATTGGTTGTTTTAATAGAAGGTATGCCAGACCCATCGCCAAGCACAGGTGTAAAAACCTTAGTCGCATCAGTAGGTGCAGCTAGTGGGCCTCTGCGGATTGCCATGTATATGTAGGTTTCTCCATTTGTATTTACATCAGACGCTGTTCCTACAACTTTAAAACCTGTTGAAGTAGGGGCAAGTTGGGTTTCGCTACCCTCTGCACTGTTTCTGTTAGGTCTAAGTCTTTGATACACTCCATCGACTGTAAATCCACGCATAACGTCAGCAATGGCCCAATCTGTATTAGATACAGTCGCTGACTTTTGTAAAATCCACTGAGGCTCAAACCCTAAGTCAATCTCAGGACCAGTGCTAGAACCATTACCAGTATAACTCCCACACTTGATAATGTCTTGGTCACTATCAGGGCCGAACCCACCGTCACCACTGTCATTGTGTGCGAATAGGTAGGCTACGTAGGTTGCGCTGTTGGCGTTAATATTTATACCTGCCGTAAACGTGCTGTCGTTACCTGAATAATTGTTAAACACTCCATTACTAGCACTGTCCGAAGCAAAAGCTCCTGTATCATATAAATTAGCATATTTACCTGTTTGTGATCTATGCCAAGTTCTCCAGTAATTTGTACTGTCTCTTCTTGCTACAATAATCATGCCTGGGGTTGACCCAAGATTATGACTTATAGTTCTACCATCATTTCCATCCCCAGTATATGTCAAAACATCAAAAAATTTAGGGGCTTTCCGAAATGTCCAAGAGACGTAATCATCAGTTGAATAATTAGGAACAAAACCATTATCAACGCTAAATCCAGTGCTTGTAGCTGCCCAAGAGGTATTGCCTTGAAATGAACTACTAGAAGTTGAATTTGATTTAAGGGCATAGCTAGACCCTCTTTCTGTGTCATACAAATGATGGTCAGAACTAGAAACTACATTTCTGCTTTTAATCCAAGTCAAACCTCCCTCTCCAGACAAATTTATACCTAAGTCAAAAGTTCTATCTGTTCCATCCCCGTTATACAAAAACGTGCTGAACACCTCGTCTACATCAAGACCAGCACCACCAGCCGAGCCAGCCGCTGCTTTCAATAATTTAGTTGATATGTTCATTATTTTATATCCTGACCAGCCACCAACAGATTATATATCGTGCCACCGTCTGTGGTAAAAATCACAAACGTATCAATCGCATTTGCTGTAGCCGTAAGCGTAGGTGCAGTACCACCCACAAAGTCAACACTGGCTGGAAATGTCACCGTGTAACCTGAGCCAGACGCATCCTGCTTTATCTTCAGTACAAAGCTTGATACCTTGCCAGATGCCGCTGGATTGCTAAACGTATACGTTACATTCTCAGTCAGCGTATGCTCAAACACATTGCCATCACGTAGGTTTAACGTAGCTGCGTTGGAGCTAGATGTAACCGATGTGCTCTCTTCAATCGTGCCATTGTCAAACGTTGTAACACCATTTGCATCAGCTGTAACAACTGCGCTTGCATTTGTTGTGCCTAGCGCGTTTGGCAATGCCACCTCATAGGTTGCGCTTGCGCTGTGCGGTGGGCTTGCAAGTGTTACGCCGTGGCTATTGTTCTCACAATTAAGCACAATCTTACCTGAGTTTGTATTGCCTCGAACAACAACTTTACCAGTTCCGTTGGGCGCAAGGTCTAGGTCTGCGTTAGAAGATGTGACAAAATCATAACCGTTTTGATCTAAGTTGGCTGCAAGGCCAGTGCTTAGATTTAGCGTTGTGCCAACTATTGTGCTAAACGCGCCAGTACTAGCGGAGTTTGCGCCAATCGGCGTGCCGTCAATCGCGCCACTGTTTATGTCTATGCCAGTAACAGGGGTTGTGCCATCTAGCAGATCATCAAGTGAATCTAAATTATTATTAATTTTAGTACCCCATGTATCCTCTGAAGCACCAACCTCTGGTTTGGTTAAACTATATGTAGTTGTTGTTGTATCTGCCATAACTCTTTCCTTATGCTGCCTCTCTTACAGGGGAGTCCGTCCACGTAACAATACCATCATCAGTTGCATCTGTCCATGTATCTGTAGGCTCCGCATCATCTTCCCATTTAAATCTACCACTTGCCGCTAAGCTTGATGTTATTGCAAGTGCAGACGTACCGCTTCTTGTAACTGCAGAACTTGCTGTAACTGCAGACGTTAAAGGTATATTAATCGCACCTGTTACACTGCCCTCACCACCAGATGAAACACTTGATGTTGCAGTGATTGTAGCAGCGCCAACAGCCGTTACATTTGCACTTGCAGAAACGCTAGAGGTTGCAGAAATAGAAACAAGCCCAGCTTCTACGCTTACATTCTCACCATATATGCTTGTGCCATAGGTGCGTAAACCGTAACCCGTTCTATAACCATCTGATTGTGCATACTTTTCTGCACTTGCGCTTACACTAGATGTAAGAAAGACATTTATTAGCGCATCGGTTACAACATCACAGCTAGCCGTAACGCTTGCACTTGCAGTAATTGTAGACGCACCAACCTTAATAACCTGTGCGCTTGCAGTGACACTAGACGTTAAACTTACCGTTGCAGAACCGTCAATGGCACCAGAAACACCGAATACACCAGTGCCAAATGTGCCAATGCCGAATCCTGATCTATACGGCATTAATTAAGCGTAATGTCTATATCGCCAGCAGGAATGCGAAAAACATCTCCTGTGCCAATTGCTTTTGATACCGATAAACTACTATGCGCAATTAAATTGCCGCTAGAGGACGCATCAAATATACCAATGTGGCTTATCGTACCCCAAGAACCCGTTGCAGCCGTAAACTCAATTGCACCCGAAGTAGTTGCAGCATTGCCTGATACAGTAAATGTAGCTGCCTTACGTACATAACTATTACCAGATATTTCAGTTGCGCCTGACCCAGTATCCGTAGGATCAGCAGTAAATAACCCAACATACCAAGCTGTCGGCCTCGTTACGCTTGTTGCCGTAAACACGTAGTTTAAAACGTGTGTTTCAAATGTATCGCTAAAACTCATAAATCACTCCATTAGATGCATCTGCGCCACACTATAGCGCATTTTTTTAATTTTAGTAAGCGGCTATCTTCATCCTTAAATTACCACTAGATTGTCGTGTTCTATTGCTAGAACTATTTAGGCTTGCAACTGCCCCTGCGTAAGCAGAACTCCAAATAGGTATTCTTTCATCATCAGATAAATAAGGTGCAGCCTGCAATAATGACCCATACAAATATGCATCTGGGGCTGTATCAAGCAGCCAATTAGAGGTGTTGCTATCTGACAACGGATCAATCTTTTCATAATACACAAGCTCAGTTGCGTAAGTTGTATCTGGCGTAGGATGCAGTTCAAACGTATCACCGACATGCGCGTAATACTTTGGCCTACCTGCAGTGTCCTGATTAGTCTGGCGTCTTGCACTTAGATCATCAATGCTGACCATCTCTAGCCTATATGTATCGCCTGTGTTGAGCGTAAACCTAATTGTCTCAAGCCAGCCACTCGGAACTTGGCTATATCTGCTATCAAGATTAGCATTACTGCGCTCTATCATTTTATAATGCCGAACCTCGCGCTCCATTTGATGCTCAGCAAGCGTAATAAAATCAGGAATAACAGCAGTTAAATCACTCCTGTTTAACCAATCAGCTATGCTTGCTTTAAGTTCTGCGAATGTTGTAAGTGCCATCTAGCATCTCCATCGTTTTCTAGCTTGCCGCAAACGACTATTCGGATTCTTGGCTGCTTTGGGAAACTTCTTCATTTGACCTGCTGACCTAGCACAATATGACTTGCGCCTAGCCTTTTCTTTCTCAGTTAAATTCTTTTTCTTTGTCACCGCACCTTGCAGCTTAGACTTGGGATTAGCTGCCCTGTGACGCCTTATCCCATCTGGGGTCATACCTGCACCGTCTTTTGTCTTACGGTAATTAGGACTTTTACCTGTCGTAGTCCTACGTATGGCCTTTTGTCGGGGCATTACTGAAGCTGACTCATAGGGTTCGCAAAATATTGCGTTGATCTAATATACGTATTATAAGCCATATCCATCTGCTGCTGTGTAGGATTTCTACCATATTCTTCTCTATACTTAGGCAATATAAAATTAACAAACTGTTGCTTGCTCATCATCATTCCCTCTGGCTGCTGAATGTTTGGCCCAATCTCTTGAGAAGCTGAGGGAAATAAATTTGAAGAAGAAATTGGCATTGCTAAACCAGCAGGCAGCGCCTCTGGCATAGGTCTAATTGGCCTTATGCCAGATTCTATCATGTTTTGTGGCGCAGCAGGCATACCGCCAACGCCAAACTCAGGCCGCACCATGTTTTGTGGCGCAGCAGGCATAGAACCTACCATTACCGTTGGCCTCACTCCGCTTACATCTTGACGCACAACAGAAGGCGTTGCCGCTGCTTCTGCAGCGCTTATAGTTCCACTTTGCTGACCATCACCAAGCAAACCACCATAAAAATCATCTCTCGCTCTACGCCGTGTTGGGTCCTCAGAACCATACGGGTTAATCGGCATAAGATTTGCCAACATGCTAAATATACCACCGCCCTCAAACTGATTACCGCGCTGACCTGCGCCGCCACCGTCAATCATATCAAGAAAATCTAAAAACTTAGCTCGGTCTGCCATTACTTCTTACCCCTTTTTCTAGCACGAAGCTTCTTAAAATCTGCCCCTGTAATCTTATTACGTGGTTTTGCAACTGCAGCAAGCTTCTTCTGCTTAGCGCTATACTTACTCATCGGCATTACTTCTTACCCTTCTTTGTTTTCCAGCTTATTCGCTTTGGCCCCGTCTTACGTTTAGCTGCCTTTTTAGCTGCAGCAGACTTTGATTGAGCTTTAGGGCGGCAAGCTGGGTAAGGTCTTCCCTTATCCTTCTTTCCGCTGCGACCACATTTTTTCCCTGTCTTAACATCTCGCCAATCTTCTTTAAACCATTTTGTTAAGCCACCTGTCGGCTTCCTAGCCATTAGTACTTACCACCACGCTTTTTGTATTCTCGCACTAACCACGCATTTGCATACGCACTAGGATATACGTCAAACTTACGTTTAGCCGCTGCCTTAACCCTTGCATAAAGCTGAGGGTTTTTAGGCTTTGGGCTAGAGGACTTGCTTTTCTTAGCAGCCACTATCTACGCATCTTTTTCTTAGTTTTAGCTTTTTTCTTCATTGCTCTGGGTTTCATCGCCATGTCATTCTCCTCTTTCTATCTACAACAAGCGCTTCATACTCAGCGCTGGGATACGCCTCATAATAACCTAAAGGATCAAGTTTGTCACTTGCATTTATAACAAGCTCCAAATCCTGTATAAACAGCATGCAATATTCCTCATCAATGCTGCTCTCCCACTCATTATCAAACAAAAAATCTAACTCAGCATCCTCTGCACCATAATCAGGATGAAACTGCATACAATGTAACGCAACAAATCTATGGTTTAATCTCTTAGTAAACTCAGCAAACTCAGCCATATCAGGCAAATTATATGACGCCAAAATAACCAAATCCTTATTAAACGCATCAAAATCAAAGCAATACTTATCAGCCTGCAGAATAATATCCTCAAGCTCAACAACCATTACCTTGTCTTGCTTCCACGCCTGTTTCGCATACGGACAAGGCGGCATACCCTTCAAATACTTACTCGGCTGCTCCAAAACCTCGCGTGACCAACTCCGCAAATCGCTCTCAATACTAGGCAATGCCACGCAAATTCCTTCTTATCTCACCACGCCAAGAGCTAAACTTACCGCTCAACGCAGTTGCAGCATCGCTTGCCATTGTCAAACATAACGCATCAGCCAAATCAGGTGACTGTAAACCTCGCTTTCGCATCTCATCCTTTGACTCAGCCTTCATCTTGCCACTGCTCGTAAAACTATACCTAATACTGGTCAACTCAGCGATAAGCTGGTCATTGCTCGGCAACTTGCAACTGCGATCCTCAAGCCAACCCTTCGTCTTAAACCAAAGCTCACTCCTGAGATTCAAATATGTCTCGCCCATGCTCGGCGCTTCTGCAACGTTTACACCACGCACAGGCAACTCCAACTCCTGCAGACGATCTACCACGCCAGAACCAATCCCAATACTGTCCACCAATATCTCTCTCGGCCTGCGACTATCAGGTAAACCCTCATATTCCGCAACAACCCTACCCACAGTCTGCATTAAATCCAAACCACGCCAACTGCGTATCTCCGTCACAATCGGACCCTGCCTCTTGCACAACGCCGTGCTATCCGTGCCAAACCTTGCCACATCCAAGCCCCACACAATGCTTGTCTCCTCACTCACCTGCACATCCCTGTGCTGTGCAGACTCAGCAAGATGAAACGGAATAATCGTATCATCGTCTGCAAGCGGAAACTCGCCCAGCACACGAATACGAAACGCATTGCTCTCCTCGCCATACCTGAGCCGCATCTCGTCCACAAACTCATCACTAACAAGAGGACTATCCACACATGACCAACGACGCGTCCACCAGCTACTCGCCATGCGCGTCTGACTTTCATAAAACGTACCACTGCTCCGCGTGGGGTTGCTTAACATAATCGTGGTTGCATTATGGCCCGACATAGACCCAGCAGCAGCCTCAAATACCTTCTCAGGCACACCACTGGCCTCATCCACAACCAACATTACATGCTCAGAATGCACCCCAGCCAGCGCTTCTGGCGTCTCGGCTCTACTGGTTCTTGCCGAAATAAACATCTCGCTCGGCGCAGAATTATGCTCCACACGATCCGATTTTACATTCAACACAGACTGCAAATGGGGTGGCAACTCATTAATCCAGCGCTTCATCTCTGCAAACAAAGCATCAAATAACTGGGAGCTAGTCGGGGCCGTGACCACAACCTTATTCGGGTAATGCATCAAAAAATACCATAACATCGCCCAAGATGCTGCTGTACTCTTACCAGTGCCATGACCCGATCGGATCGAAATTTTTCTTTCACCAGATGCAATAGCTTCCAGAAACTCAGCCTGATACGGCAATGGCTTTACGCCCAACACTTCCTCAACAAACAAAGCAGGTGCATGAACATAACGCTGGGTAAAATCCAGCATCGTATTGCTTGCTAAATCATTCACCCTGCACAACCTTCATCTTACGCAAAGCATCCAAATGCAAATCACCAATATTAATCTGAACATTCTGCTGCCCAGCATTGCCATACTTCTGCTTATTATAAGCCATCGCCATAATATTATGCTGAGAGGCATACCCCTTGGCAATGCCCAAATCTATCTGACTAACATTCGCCTCGCTTGCATCACGCACGCCATCCTTGGCCTCGTCAACCTCACCCTGCCTGCGCTTATGCACCTCATCAAGATACTCAAAACTTGCCTCGGCATGAGCATCAGCAACCAAATGCTCAACTTCCTTTATCGCAGGGGCGTAACGCTCGTCCTTCATCAGCAAACGCCGAAGATACCCACGATCTAACCCTATCTCACGCGCTAACTGAGGGATTGTCTTACCTGCTAAAAGCGCTTCCTGTAGCGCCTCTGGGCCGCCACGACTATCTAACGCAGCAAGTGCTTTGCGCTTCATTGGCTTGCCTGCCATGATATGCTCCACGTTTGTTTTTCGGAAATATTACTGTGATATTGCTGCAAAAGCAATGGGGGCATGGGGGGGGCTACGCTTTACCCAGCTGGGAGGAAGCTAAGCATGTATGGAACAAACGCAGCCCTGCGAAAAATATAACACAAAATTTGGTGTGTGAGAATGTATAATAATAATAGGGGTAGGGGTGGGGGCTAGACGGGGGGGCAATTGTATACCATTGCACACCAATGTTTATACTTTGCCAGACTTAAAACAATACAGACCAAACCTATGCAAATCCTAGCAGATAATATCAGAATGATATTTCGTATAATATGTATTATGTTAACACTTTGCCATAATGCCGTTATTACGGTTCTTGATTGTACTAAGTTTGGCAAAGTATGAACAATGAAAAACAATAAGCTTGACTTAAGTTTTACTTAAGTGTAATCGCGCGTGCCCGTGCGCGGCTTGTGCTTTGGTGTGTGGTTGGTAGCTTTTCTCAATAAATCTTTTTTATAAGTTATTGATTTTTTCTCTTGCAAATATATTTGTGATATAATAATGATATACACATGAAGAAAAACAAAGGGGAAACCAAATGATTAATTTAGGAAACAATCCAAACGGAATACCATTCAATGCACGTGTAGTGAGAGAGGGCGACAAGTATGGCTTAAATGATTGTCGAGTTCATAATGACAATGATCCATTAATAGAGTTTTATGACGCTAGATATAATCATTCAAAGTATGGTCAATTTGTTTCACGATATTATGCATCAACTTTAACAGGTAAATGTGAATGGTCATCTGGACGAGATAGTAGGAAAACAGGATTGAATTTAGATTGCAGCATATCAGATTGGTTTGTTGACGCTAACCAAGTAACTAAAGCAATCGAAGCAATAAATACTTGATGTATCTAGGGCATTGTTGCGGCAATGCCTTTACATGCACCAAGCATGACAACAATAATAAGAAAGGGAAAACCAATGACTAAAGTACATCACACAGTTTACAAGCCGCGCTATGAAGCTTTCATTCTTGACCATATAGAGCGAGATAATGAAGAACAAAAGTTAACCACCAGAGCCGAAAAGATTACACATATCTTTGACCGTTTCAGCAATGAATATGGTCATGAGATAGTTAGGTTAGGTAAGAACAAAGCTTTGATTGAATGGCTCCAAGGTATTCCGTTTGGCCTACCGTGTTACAATGGAGAAATAATAGATTTAGCAATTGAGATGGGCTCAATAGACGATAACCCTAGCGACAAGTTAGTCAGTAGAGTTTTAGATGGTTATTTTCCATTTATGGCAAACATTCTCCTAGATATGGAAAGGTCAAACCAATGAACACCCCAGAAATCCAATTCCTATTAGGCTTTATCACATTCTTGTTCTTTACTGGCGCTGTATTTCTTGCACCATATCTAATTCAATACTTAGGGAGTTAAACCAATGGCAAACGAAATAGAGATAAACAACGCATCAGACGCTTTTACATTAGCAATTCATCTTGCTGCAACTGCTCCAAGTAACGACAAGGCCAAAGAATGCTTACAATATGCTTTTGACATAGCTAGTAAGCTTGACCCAAAAGAAATAGGGCTTTGCTTTATGTCGGCGGCTGTTGTCACAGAATTAGAAAATTAATAAGGAAAAACCAATGCAAATTAAACTTACTTACTACGACCTAATGGAAGCAGTTGAAAAGAAACTCAATGAAACCTTTGAGGGAAGCATATATTTAGACGATTGTGAAACCTACCTTCATGTTGAGATAAACGAGCCAGACCGACAGCCAAAGAAGCATAAGAATGGGCGTATCGTAAAAAATGAACACGGTTATCCAATCTATGAAACGGTAGGAACTAAAAAGCATAATTTAAGCTTTAATGATGATAGCTACCTCTCAATTTCAATTTACAAGTAAAACCAAAGCAAGAAGGAATCAAACCGATGACAAAAGAACATTTTCAAAACGAAGCAAAAAAATATATTGCAAACGCTAAGACGCTTGACTCAATGGATGCAAAGCAAGCCGAAGTAATCAATGAGTTAAAGAAAACGCTTGAGCATGTTATAAGCATGCTATGCGATTGCCATGACCTTTATGTATCAGACGTTGGTAAGTTAGAGCGTGGTTATCATTTATTAGATAATGCTTTTGGTACAGAGCCGACAGAATGGGAACTCGAAAGATTTGCAGAATACGACATCCAGTGGCCGCCAAAAAGTAAAACTAAAGCAAAAGGGAGTTAAACCAATGACATGGGAAAACGAAATAGACAATGAAGAAATGATAGATATAGTTTGCAGACTGCAAGGCTTGCCAGAGTATCGCAGAAAAGAAATAGCTATCTTGCTAATGCACTCCACGCTCAACGGCTATGCTTCAGAACAACTAGCAGGGTTTGCTGCAGGCTTAGCAGAAATAAAGCAAGCTGAACAAGCCAAGGTAAACTAAAGCAACCCATTTCCCTAACTAGGCCGCTCACTGAGTGGCCTTTTTTTATTTCCTAGCCTTAACCTTGCTTTTTGTCGTTTGGCTCACTGGTGGCGCTAATTTCGCGGCCTCAGCATAACAAGCGGCGTAACCTGCCAAGTCTAAAGCACCGTCAAAGTCTGGCTTGTGCGATAACCTAGCAATCTTCAGCAATGCCATCATTGCACAAACGTCGTGCGGCTCTATGCTCTTACGTCGCTCAAGATAAATATTCCACAGCGCCGCGATTTGTCCGAAGTTGCTTTCTATGCTTCCATAATCTTCCGAGCGCCGCCCATGTAAAATTTTGTTTGCTTCTTCAAGCAATGCTGCACGTATTGTTTTTGTCACTGCCCTAGCTTCCTTTTTATCTGCATGGCTCTAAACTTAATCGCTTGCTTTTGTTCATCCGTCCAATCTGGCAGCTTTACCCCTAGCACCTTCGAGCGATCCCAGAAGCCGCGCAATTCGTCCAAATCGGTTATACTCGCAAGTTTGCTTTCAAAGCTCTGCAACCTGCTAAATTTATTCGTTCCGCAAGGCACGATCCGAGCCTCTCCACAATCTATTTTTTTCTGCAACCAAATATCCATTTTTATTTCATTCTCTCCAACTCAAAATCTATAACGTGTTTTAACGTGTTCACTATTATCACGGTTTTATTTATATATATAAAACCGTGAAACCGTGAAGATGAACCGATTTCACTATTTTCTCACGGTTTCTCACGGTTTCTCACGGTTTTTCCCTGTAACCTATTGTTTTTGCTGCATTCGTTAAAATGGTGAAACCTCCTCACTTGAGCTTAATCGCCCTTCCTTAGCAATTATCCATATTTTGCCCTCATTTATCTCGCAGTAGCCTTTTTCGATTAATTTCGTGAGTGTTTGAGCAAAGGTTTGAGCAGGGTTTTTTGTTGTCACTTTGCCGCTAAAATGCGCCTCTAAATCGTCCTTATTTATGCACCAGAATTTGCGTGCTTCTGGGAACCCTGCCCCTGTCGGATTGGCGCTACCTACCCGTTCACCTCTAAGCTGCATAAAGCACTTTTTAAACAGCTTTTGGTTTGCTCCTTGCGGCCTAGTTTCATTTTCGGCGTCCTCCATTTCATCTTTTGTTGCCTCTCGGATAACGCAAGTTGTCACTGGCTCATCATCTGAGTCTCGCCCTAGCTCTACTATTTCCAGTATAAAGTTAATTTCTGAGCCAGTTTCCATATCTCTTTGTTTTGTCGCTTTTGCGGTCCTGACTTTTGACCCTTCGTCCTGACTAAGCTCAACTTCAGTATCCACCAGCGCTTTAAGCGAACTCGCACCCCTAGCGCCCTTAGAGCTATCTTTTCCCGAATGATGGACGATACACACATGAACGCCTGTTTCGTCTCTCAGTTCGTCCAATTTAGCGCCAAATCGAGACATTGCCGAGTTGTCATTTTCATCAAATCCATAACCGCCAGATGTAGCCCTTGCGAGTGTATCAATGATTAACATTTTTACTGGCCCATGCTTTTTTGTTAGTTCGCTGATAATAGCTTTTACTTTTGCTATATCTTCTTCAGCGTCATATAGATTTATTGGGCTAGGTCTTACTGCAAGCTTAACATTTATATGCTCTGGATAGCTTTGTTGCAGCGCTACAATTCTATTTTGGTATAGATAGCCGCCTTCTGTAGCAAGCAAGAGCACGCAACCACCATTTACTCTACTTCCTAACCATTGTTCATTTGCAGCGATATGCCAAGCGCAATGTGTAACAAAAAAAGATTTACCCACATTGCTTGGCCCATAGATAAGTGAGATTGTATTTTCGCTAAACCAGTTTTTAACTATATATTTTGTATCTAGCTGAACTTGCGCCTGATCTGGAAATATTACCTCATCAAGTACATTTACTGGTTGTAGCAGCTTTTTTGTAGCTTCAGCGCCTTTTGTGCACCATACGTCATTCCAGTCTTGCCCTTCGGTTGGTGGCAAAATATGCTCTACACCGCATTCTATAAAAGCTTTTTCGCAGGCTTTACGCCCTGCATCATCATTATCGCCAGCTATGACAAGCCTTGCATTTGGTTTTACTTCTTGCAGCGCCTTGCATACCGCTACTAAATTTCCAGCGTTTAATGCGTGCACGGCAGGCTTGCCCGTTGCTTCGGCTACAGACGCCGCAGTAGCAAACCCCTCACACAAATAGGCAAAGTCCTCGATTTTACCGCCGACTACTGCAAAATTGCCTGTAACGGGCATTTGAAAGCTAAACTTCTTTTTGCCGTTGGGTTCAATAAACTGTGTGCCTACACGCTGCCCTTTGTTGTTTATGATGGTGATATGTATGTCACCTTCATCTATTTTAGCGTTATGCAGCTTAATCCGCTTTTGCGTGAGATATGGGTGTAGTTCTTGCGGCTCTGGTAGCTTGACTACTTTTTCTTCTTTTTGCATTGGTTTCCATTCTGGGAGAAGCCCCTGTTTAATCAAAATCTCATTGATACTTTTCCAATCCTCGCACTGCCGACAATTCGTCTTAACCTCGCCGTGATAGTTTGTTATCCAGAATCTATCTTTGCCGCCGCAGTTTGGGCAACGACCATGCCATTCTCGTTGACTTGTTTTTTTTAAATCTAGCGCTGTTATTATCTTGCTGGACCACTCATCCCAATATGCTGTGGTGGTCTTGCTATTTGCCCCATTATCTTGTAGCATTTCATCAATCCTTCGGTTTTATGTCATTGGTTTACCAAGGGTTTATACCTCGCCCCAAGCGTGTAACTGCTCCGCTTGGGGCATTTTTTTTCATAGTCCTAAAATGGAATTTCGTCATCCATATCATTTGCATCTTGCTGGTCATCTTTACCATCTAGCAAGCTACCTGTTGAATCAGCAGCTAGTTCGCTAGTTTTTGGTGCATTACTGGCGCTAAATCCTTTTGTTGCAGCAAATGGATCATCTACTTCGCCTTGCTCTGCAAGCTCAAGCACCTGTACACCTTTTAAGCGAAAGCTAACGCCAGATACCGCACCTGTATTGTAGGCAAAAAGTTTTCCCCAGACATTTACCGTACTGCCCGTGGTAAGCTCAAAGTTAGCAGGCAAGCTATTTCTCTCTGCATCTTTCTGCACTGGTGGCCTTGTGGTCTCACCTGAGTAAGCTCCTTTTAGCTTTGCCTTACCTGTGAAGCTTTCACCTGTGTCTTTATAGGGCAAGTAAGTCGGATCAGCTTTCCACTTTTTCTTTTTGTCTGCATCTGCTGCTTCTTTGTAGACTCTTGTGCATTCCTTATCAAAATCTATGCAGGTTTTTTTATCAAGCTCAAAGTCTATTGTATATGCAGCCCCATCAGCTAATGCATCACAAGGCACGCTTTTGCCCTGCTCTGAGCTAAAGTGGTACGTTCTGTTTAGCTTTGGATATAGTGCTTTAACATTGCTAAATACTACATCACCGTTGTCTAATATCTTCATTGGTTTACTCCTAAGTTAAAATGGTTCTTCGCCTAGCTCATCTTCGAGAAAGGCTGGCAGGTGGATAACATTAACATCATCCCACCCTGTGTCAAACTTGCCTGTGCTTTGTGCATCGACAAGTTTATGCATTGCCTGATACATGCGTTTTTCTGCATATTTCAGATACAATTCTGATAATTCGTGTACTGTAGATACGCCAGTATCGCCGTTAACAGCTATAAAATAAAACTTGTTGCAAGGCATTTCGGCCTGTCGCATTGTCATTAAATACCAACACGCTTGTAAATCATAATGATACCGAACTACCTCTTTCTCCCACTCTAGCGGCGTAGTAGCTTTGGTTTTCTTTATGTCTAATATGATGCCTTGCTCACCTTCTTTTGTTGGCATAAGCAATCCATCTGGGCGGCACTTTACAGCAAGGTTAAGGTCATCTAAATAAGTAAAGACGCTTGCTTCAGCAACAAAGTTTTCTTTCTTGACCGATTCGCGCAATAATTTGCATGTATCTAGCGCAATTGCAGCAAGCTCTTGTGCCTCATCATACTCGCCCTCCGTGACCAATATCTTACCTTGTTTCGCTGCTTTTTCTTCCATTGCAGCCCATTCTTTACGCTTTAGCCTGTTTGGTAATCCACGCACGTATTCTTTTTTATGCGGCTCTAGTATCATGCTGTGCAGCATAGACCCCATACGCATTGCAGGTGTTTCCTTGCGTGGCTTATCTTGTTTGATTGCCCAATGCAAAACACTTGTTGCAGCAATTTCTTTTATATCGCTTGAGCTAATATGTGGGTGCTGAGACTTGTCGTGGTAATCCTCATTGCTCATCTCTAGGTCAACTCTAGTGTTCATTCATCAACTCCCTTGCAATCCAGCAAAACGTGTGTAGGTCCATTTCTAACCTACCATGTTCGGGCGGTTCTGTTTTAAACTCATAGCCAGACTGATAAGCTGCAAGCACATCTATCACAAACCTGACAGGCTTTCGGTCATACTTGTATACTAGGCATGGCAGTTTACCAGCGCGTTTAGCTGCGGCTACTGCTTGATCCCACCAAGCTGCAGAACCACCGACTGCGCCTTTGCTATACCGCTTTGCTTCTATTAAAAATGGGAAGTTATCATTGCTGGGTATAAGATCACCATGCTCACTTGCCCGATACTGCTCTAAGTCTCTTTTGAAAGATATGCCTAGCTCTAGTTGTAACTCTCTGGCTAGTTGTAATTCAAAAGAAGCCCCTTTATTACGCCCATTTACCATTAGTCGGCCTTTGGTTCTGTCAAATTTATATCATGCTTTGCCAAGTATTCTCTGATTGCGTTCTCAGCTATCACTGATTTGCTCATGCGATTTCTTGCTTTTAGTGCATCCATGCCTGCGTTTACATCATCTCGCAGTCGTAAGAGCACTTGCTTTGTTTCTATCTTTTGCATAATTTTCTCCTTTAAAATCAATGGCTTACGAGCCAGGAAGGGGCTACCCCCTTCTCCAGTTCTCTTTTACTAATTTTTTTGCTTCTTCTAAGGTGCTAAACTCCCACTCCCAACCTAAGATTGCGACTTTCCATTTATCATCCCAATCTTTCCAGATTTCAAATCCGTAGTATGTGATTTCGTTTTGCATTTTATTTTTCCTTTGTAGCATTTTTATATTGACATGATATGGTCTATCAGTCATATTGATATGTGTCAACACATAAAAAGGATAAACCAATGAAAAAAATTGACGAATATAAAATAGCCTACGAGAGCGCTGCATATCTTGCAGAGGAAGCGCGACTCAAAGCGGTCACTCGCCAAGCCAGTGTACGGCTTAGTGACATAGAGGCGATTTGCCAAAGCATAGATCACATGAATTTGCTGGTTGATGATGTGGTCAAGAATTTTAAGGTAAGTAAATGAACTACTGCAAAGAATGTGGTGGCTGGGGTGAGGTTACTGTAGAGGTAGCCAAGCCTCACGGGTTTAACCGTGATGTCGGTTATTTAGATACAGACAAGCAAACGTGTGAAGCTTGCGAAGGAACAGGAGTAGAAGATGAAAGCTAAACTGCAGACCATAGCCATAGCGCTGCTAACTGGCGTGGTGGTTCTAGCTTGGATAGGAGTGGCATTGTATGGATGAAAGAATATTAAAAAAGACGAATTTGATGCATCTATATACATTGATGAAGCGACTTGAGCGTAAGATAGATGTAATGCGTGCCGACTTTCTTTCGCAGAACAATCATAGAAAGCATGACACAGATGAAATGATGTTATTGTTGTATAAGATTAAAGAGGAGTTAGGGATAAGTGAACAATCAGATAATAAGTGATTTATTCAGTGCAGACAAACCCGAAAGACGCAGAATATTATATGAAGAAATGTATAAAATTAAGTGGGAGAATCTGCGAAAAGAGGAGCGAGAAGATAGGAGAGAAACACGAAATCTTCAAAGAACGCCATCTTTTTTTGCGGCAAAGGATTAAGCATGGCTAAAGATTTAGATGTAAAAGTAACGGTAAGAAACGCACGTTTGCTAAAAGCTATTTTAAGTAAGCATAATAGCGTTGCAGAATTTGCTAGAGAAATTGGTAGGAATCCAAGTCATATAGGTAGCCTAGTTGGAATGAAAACTAAGCCTTACGGCAAAAAAGGTTGGACGCAGCTTGCATTTGATATTGCTGCATATTTGGGAAAAGACATGGAGCAGCTTTGGCCTAATCATATGAGAGATATAAAGCTCAAAAAATCTACAGCGTCTTTTGAGGCAAGCTTAGATGAGGTTAAGCAAATCATGTCTGACAACAATCCAGCAAAAGCGCTGGAACAACTTGATGTCGTTAAGGTTGCTATATCAGGTCTTACGCCAAGAGAGCTAAAAGTTATCAAAATGCATCAGATTGATGGTGATGGTTTTAAAGATATAGCTAAAGATATGGGAATTTCGGGTACGAGAGTTGCAGATATATATGAAAAAGCTTTAAGAAAAATGCGGCATAGACTTTATGCAAAAGGTTTTATGAAACAAAAAGTAAGTCTTTTTGATCGTAAATTCTTTATAACAGATAAAGGCCGAGAGTTATTTTCAGATTAATCGTAGGGCAGTAAGGTTTTACAATATAGGATTGAGTAGCTTGCATACGCTAGCTTTACTGCCCCGAAAGAATATTAATAAACCAATGAGGAGATTACAATGATTAAATACTACACATTCATGGTGCTAACCTATTTCGTGCAAGGTGAGCCACTAACGTATAACATATTGTTTCCCAGCTATGACGCCTGTAGCTATTCTAAAGAAGCTATGTTTGACATAATGGAAAATCACTATGACAATGTGCTTATTCACTGTAAAGGCACTCCCACGCCCTCTAATGAGCTTTTGAAGCCTATGCCTAGACCTTAGCTAAGCCATTGATAGATTTTTTTAGTCTCTTTGTTCCGATGATCCAAGCCAGTGTAGCCACCATTCACTCGCTTGGTAATCTTCTTAATCACCTCGTCGGTTACGCCCTCTCTAGCAAGCTTAAACAAGCCATTGCTATTGAAGAACCATATAGCGGTATCGAAAGCATATTCTTTCTCTAGCAAGGATGGGTCATTGATAACCTCTGGCTTACCCATATCTGCAGCAAATGCTTTGGTATTATTATATCCAGTTAATTGTAAAAATCCGCGTCCAATATATAAGCTAGCCATACTGGGTGTTTCATTGCCCATTCTGCCAACATAAACCTTTTCAGCTAATGCTTTGGGATTACGTGCATACGGCTCTGCACTTTCTTCATCAGGAAAGCGACTAGGCCAGACTTTCATCATCGCTTCTACTGAGTAATTTAGATTCTCTTTGACATACTTGAACGAACCGCTTTCATGCACAACTTGACCAAGCAAGTGCGCCCCTTCCTCTGGCGATAGATCATAATGCTTTACAATACCTTTAGCCGTATTGGGGCCAAACGATCCATCTGGCGTGCAGCCACACTTGTCTTGCAATACTTTTAGCGCTTCACTCATTAAATTAAACCTTTATCTTTTCAAAACCTTTTTAAGCTTCTTTGCTTGATTGGCATGAGTTTTTGAGGCTTTGCTTAAACCTTTAATTATGTTCTTTACAGTTGCTTTTTTTCTTTTATTTATCATTACTCATTCTCCACAGGTTTCATTCCCCACTGTCGTGTATAACCAAATTCTTCATAAGCTGCAGCCCAGCGATTTTCTGTAAACGTAGCAAATGATATAAGCTTGTCAGTATCTGCATATAGCTGGTCAACCCATTCGCTGTTTTCTTTCACCTGCGCTTCCAGATGCTCAATCCTGTGTGCTTGATCTGACACCCACCACACACCAGCTACAATCTGTGCAATCATTGCTATAACCAGCGCCAAAGGTACTTTTAGATCGCTCATTATTTTTTCCCAAAGAATTTTGTAGCAGAGCGCACAGCAAAGCTACTGGCTACAATTACACCTAAAGTATACTGATACCACTCTGGCATCTGTTCCAGCGCTGTGAACCCCTCTGCAACGACTGTACGGCCCCATTCACCAGTAAACACAAGAATTAATGGTATGCTGAAAAGAATTACGAGATACTCGTCTTTCCACGAGTTCATCGTGCCTTGCGCCATCAGCTTTTCCCATTCAGCCTCTGATGTAGCAGCAGACTTCATAATGGTAGCTTTGGCCTCAGCCTCAACGAGCTTAAGATTAGCGTTTGCCGCTTGTGCATCTGCTTTTCCTTTTAGCCAACCGCCAGCCAACTCAGTAATTGGACCTATTAATGACTGTAGCATTATTCATCCTCCATTTTTATACTAGCTTTCTTGCTATCAGCTTTTGCGCTGTAGGCATTGAAGCCCATGAACGCAGCAACTACACCGCTTGCTGCAATCACATAAACACTAGCAATATCTGTTATTAAGCTTGCAGCCTTGTCAAAACCTAGCACTGAAGCCAGCAAGATAATAAACGGATAGATTAGCATACCCATTAAAGCAAAACCTGTAAACCTGCGCTCTGCATTACGCTTCAAGTCTCGGTCAACCATTTCAAGTCTACGGTCTTCAAGAGCGAGTTTATTCCATTCAGCACGTTCTATAACGCCATTGTTATTGGTATCAGCCTTATCAAACTCCGTCATTTCTTTGACCTCGCGTATGCCATAGCAACCCGTTTATCTCGGGTAATTATAACAACAAATCCTTGTTTGTCATATATTATGTATTTTGCACGCCACTCTTTAAGTATCACCGTTCTATTTTTATACAGACAACTTTAGAATTTTGGTTAGTTACCAATACTTTAGCTTCTTTTTGAGCCATTTTGCAGGCTTCTTCGCTAGAATAACTTCCCACGTGATAGTGGTCAAAGTTACCGCTTATAACCTGTAACCAAAGTAAAACCCACATTTAAATACTCGCTACAAGCATATAAAGAAACGGAAACGCCGCTACAAACATTAGAAACAAAATACCTAATACTAATTTCATCACCATCTCCCTTGCCACTTGCCTAAAAAATAAAAAGCGATAAACAAAATACCGCCGCTTAAAACAAAAATAACTGCGCCAATAGCAAAGTTAATAAGATTGTCTATCTGTTCTTGTTTACGATAAAGTTCATCTTTGCGTTGCTTACGCATTTGTGCCTCTATCGCCAAGACCTCTTTCCATGCCGACGGTCCATACGTCCAACTAATGTGGTCTTTAATTTCATTTCTCATTTGCTCCATCTTTTTCTTATTGGCAAAAATCTCAATCGCTGTCTCTTCATCAGAACCTTTGAACGTCTTTTTCCAAAATGGTGGGTCTTTTTCTCGCTTTTCTATTTCGTTAAAATCACTGAAAGCTTTGCCCCAAGTAGACAATTGGCTAGTCATATCTTGAAAATCACGCCCTGCTGCGACTGCACCCTTTAGAGCTTTAAATGCGCCTGTGGCTAAAGCTACGCAGCTAACGGGGTCCATTTTTTACCCTAAAAATGTCATCCGTAACAAAAGCAATAAGCTTGCACCGCTAATACCTATCATAATAGCTTCTAAGCGCTTGATACGGTTGTACAAATCTTTAAATTGTATTTTCATTTCAGT